TCCTTCTAAAAAGACACCGCTATTAGAATACCAAGAATAGTTGGCTACTTTATTTTTCAATTTAAGTCTAACTTGATTTGCTTGTTTAAAAGTTGTCATATTTTCCTTATTTTAATAATAAAATTGTTGTAATTTTATTCAACATTTTTTCATGGTTAGAAAAATCAAAATCCAAAAGAGGCAAAGTTATTTCTTTATTTTTTTCTTTTATTGCGCCTTTTAGCATTTTAACACTGTGAACATACATCTTATCATGATAATAATCCGCTACTAGCACATAGTAGTGATTGTTATCATTCTTTTTAAGATAGAATCCTTCTCGTTCAATTAAAATATTGTCAATAGTTAAATAACTATTTTTAGAAATACAGAGATCAGAAGTATTAGAAAATGAGCAATTACAATGTTTGCAATCAGAATAAGCATAAAAATATAAATTAGAATAATCTGCAGAAGGTAAGCTGCTGGTCAGTTTGACATGCTTACAATGAATAGTTTCTGTATTTATACCAAATTTATTAGTATTGCAATCAATTTTCCATGTAGAAACATAAGAAGCACTTTCAATAATAGTGTTGAAAGTGATATTAAGCACATTCTTGCTTTTTTTCCAATCAATAAAATTGAAAACTTCGTCTGGTCCTATTGATAATTCAATTTTTCTATCTTTTTTACAAAAAGGACATACTAACAAATATTCCCATAATTGATTAATGGTTTCAAAATTCTTCATGTCAAACCACAGCCTTATGTTGCATTTTTATAAAAAAATGTCAAGCGTGTCTAATTTTTAAAATTAGCTCAATTTCAAATTAAAATCTTTAACTGCTTTAAAAATGGCAAGATTCTTCATTTTAAATTCAAACTCGACATCAATTTCGCCATTATTATTGCCATTTAATTGGCAATCTGGCACATAATGCACAAAATCACTATGTTTTCTGCGCTCAGTAAAAGATCCATTTACCAATGATGGCTCTGTATTAGATAAATGAGTAATTGGTTTTACAGCTCCCCAAGTCTGTTTAGCTAGATTTAGTCCATCATCCAAAGATAAACCAGCGTCATTAAAAGTATGATGATGTGAATCCCAACAAATAGGAACGCCTGTTTCTTGGTATACCTGGTATAATTCTTGTACATTGTAACTACGCTCATCATTTTCTAATGTAAGACGACCTTTAGTGGAAGAGCTAAGTTTATTAATGCTATCAACTAGTATTTTATTATTACCCTTAGTCCCTCCATGGATATTGATAGAGTAATATGTAGAAACAGGAAGATCCATTTGATCAAAAATCCAAGCATGATAATCTAATAAACGAACAGATGTATTAATTACATCCTCTTTATTAGAGGATAATACTACAAACTGGTCAGGATGACTAGTTACTCGCATATTATTTTCTAATACAAACTTTCCCGTTTCTTTTAGAATGTCTTTTACGGTTTGACATTTGCGTAAATTATCTGTTACAGAATCATATAATGGAAATAAATTAGAAGATACCCTAAATAATTTAATGCCTTCTCTATTTACTCTTTTAATAATGTCAAACAAACCAATAGCATTATTTATCCAAGTTTCTTCAATTTGCTTAGAAGAATATTTATTTTTTAAAAATTGACCATATTGTAAGCCGGTCTCATCTACAATATTGATAAATTCTGTTTGACCATTGCGTTTTAGTTTGGGCTCTAGATACTGACAGCAAAGTCCTAGCATGTAATTTTTAACTTTCTAAGTTAGATTTTAATTTGTCTAGCAATGCATCTAAGATAAGGCTGACTGCTCCGCCAGCTAGAGCCCAGATAATAAATAAATTCCAAGCGTAATTTTTATTATAAAGTAAATAAATTATCCAGCCACAATGCGTGCCTACGCACAAATAACAAGAAAATAATTTATAAAAAAATACTCCAACATATTGATTACGCATTAAGTAATTGCGTAATCTAGACATTACATCAAATGGACCATCACTTTCTTTAAGAAAGAAAGCTAAACCGTAAATCGAACATATTGCCATTGCAGCATCTATCATAAAATACTCTCTTTAATTAATTTTTCTCAAGGCAGAATAATTAATTCGTTTTTATTTTTCCAATTTTCTTTTTTACCATCTATAGAATATCTAGTAGATAAATCAATAATTTTGTGTTGAGAATATAATTCTCTTATTTCAGAACAATCATCATAAGACAATACCCAATTTTGGCGATTTGATAATAAATCTCTTAACTGTTGATGTTGTAATGAATTCATATATTCTACATACAAAGATTTTCCAGCTAAATAATATGGAGGATCGCAATAAGCCGCATTATTAGTTTTAGTAAACACATCTAAATTAGAGAAATCATAATTAGTAACTATTGTTCTGCCTGCCAATAACTTATTACAATTTAATATTATTGCTTTTAATTTAATAAAGTTAAATCTGCAGTCTATAGTATATTTAGATTTTTGTTCTTTACCACCAATAGGTCCACTAGATAAAATACCACTAAATGCGGTTCTATTAAAAAATATAGCTTTGTAAGCGCATTGAATTTCATCAGTGGTAGATTCATTTCTTAATTTATAGAATAAATCTAAAGTAGGCTTAGTTTCTAATAAAGATATTAGATTGTTTAATCTTGATGTATCTGTATCTGAAACAATTTTCCAAAAACAATATATCCAATAATCTTTATCATTAGAAAACAATGATATTTTAGGATATTTAGAAGCGATAGATAATAAAACGGAACCTCCGCCAGTAAATACATCAATAAAAGATGTGCTGGTTTCTAAAATTGGTTCAAGATGAACAAAAATTTTAGGTAAAAATTTAGATTTAGCTCCTGGGTATCTAAATGGGCTAATGTTCATAACTGAAATAGCTCGCCTTCATATTTAAGCATATCATCTAAATAAACTGCTACTTTGTTATTTCTTAATTGTGGAAGTTTCATTTGTTTAAACAATTTTTTATCGTGTAACCATTGTATTTTAACAATTCCTTTAATTGTCCCTTGCCTCTTAGGCACGTTTAAAGAATTAAAAATAACATAGTGATTAGGATCAATTTCCTTAAAAATGGTAGAATCACAATCATACTTTCCATTACCTATTTGAAACACCCAAGAATCTCCATAAGCGACAGCAGATTCATAATCTTGAGATTTAACTGCAAATCTTATTCCAGAAGGATCTTTTAAATCAGGATCCCAATTCTTTTTAGATTTTTCATAAATCTGATAATCAGGAGGTGATAAAAAAGGATATTTTTCTTTTAAAGATAAATAAGTGCATTCTTCTGCAATCTTACCATTTCTGATGTCTTTAGTTATTTTTTCTACATCAAATTGATTTCTCCTAGCATATTTATCTGCACTAGTACCAACAGAATTAATAGCAAATTCTTGACACTTACTATAAACATCTTCTGAAATATTATATTTATAATCTATCATGGTAAGGCTAATATATCAGCCGACTTGACTAAGCAAATACTAAAAATTTTTCAATTTTATCAAGAAATCTTGATGTATTTTTAAAATCTAAATCCATTAAAGGAAGTTTTTTTCTTTTTCTGCCATCTAATAATGGGTATTCAAATATCGCTTCTGTATAATTTGTTATATTTTGTTGATAATCATTTTCGATAAAACATAATTCTTTTTTATTATTCTCAATAGATAATTGCTCGGATAATAAGCAGAAATCATATAGTTCATGCTTTACAGCATCTATTCTGCATAATATTTGATAGCCAAATAAACATCTATTTTTATCTCGATTAGAGCATTCTAATGAGATAGGGAAAGAATTAGTATGATAATTAAAATTTAAATTATTTCTAATAATAAAGTCAATTTCAGCAGTATATTTATCAATAATGATTAAATCTCCATCTATTAATTCATGGCATATTAAGACTTGCTCATTGTTATGATAAATAGGAATTTCTGATATCAAAGCCTGATGTTTATCATCAGATATATTTAATTCGCCATTACAAATAGGACATTTTGTATAATGCTCAAGCGCTTCTGTTAAAGCCTTAAATTGTTTCATGATGAACTAGATGATCCTCCTGAACTATAATATGTGGCATATACTTTGCCAGTTAATCCAGAATCAATTAAAATAACTTTATCATCTTTACATCCCCAAGAAGATATTCTTTCTATATCTCCATATAGTAAATCAAAATCTTTACACAATCTAACCATTTCTTTTATTACCTCGGAATCTTTACATTCCTCTAATTCTTTCGGTTTCTTACCAGAAGACTTTTCGCATAAATATTTTAAGCATTTACCAAATGTTTTAAAATTTACTCCAGTTAAATCTTCAAATTCTGATTCTGTAATCTTATCTAAATATTCTACTTCTATCCAATTATAGTCTTTACTTTTATCTAAAATCTTATTTAAGAATTTAGATTTCATTTTGGTATTAGCCTCTGCTTTGTTTTGCGCAATTCCTTTATCATTTTTAGCTAATTTAATTACTGTGTTACTAGGAGTAATAAATGTAATTCTAGATGAACCAGAAGATAAATGTTTTAAATTTTTTTCACAATATTCTACTTTAGCTTTATATGTTTCCAATTTATCTACGTTAGACAATATTGTTTTTAAATTTTTATAATTACTAGGCAATTCTTCAGCTTCTTTTGAAGCTAAAGAATAAAATAAATTAGCTAGTTTAAATAACTTTTGATAGCGCATATAAATATATTTTTTTATTAATATTTTATATGTAAATCCATTGAGATTTAATTTTACCAATCTCTGCTTTACCAACTTGGCAATGAATATTTCTAGAAATACGAATAAATTCTGGATGATGAGTATGACCAGACAATACTACCACATTACGCTTTTTACGAGACTGCATAATTTCTTCTATGGCATTACCAAGACGAATATTTGTATTATATGGTAACCAAAAATCTTTTAACAAAGAAGATTCATCTCTAGTAGCCTCTTTCCATGGCGGCATATGAGTTAAAATATAAACAGTTTTATAATCTAATTCTAATGCTTTTTCTAATTTGTTAATAAGCTGTTTGCAACTAATATCAGCCAAACTTCTAAATTTTTCTATTTTAGAATCTAAATAAGGAAGCTTCCTAATATCTTGAATTAAGAATTGATCTAAACTATATTTAAGATATTTAGGTTCACCTATTTCAGCATCATACCAGCCATCTGTACCAATAATTGCCACCTCATCATTTAAAGCGGTAACATCAGCTTCTGACATCCAGATTAAATTTGGATATTCTTTACATAAATCTCTAATTTGCTGATATCTCTCTTCAAAAGAACTAAACCAAATATCATGATTGCCTAATACAAAATATATTGGACAATCTACTGTTTTAGCTAGCATTTTTAAATGAAAACAAGTTAAAATGCCATTAGAAATATCTCCTGTAAGAAAAATGCCTGCTGGTTTTTCTTGCTTTAAAGTCTTTAAAAAAGAAAAAATTGCCCAAGGAGATGCTGCATCTAAATGCGTATCAGTAAACCATAAATATTTTTTTGGATCCTCGGACATAACTATATATTAAAATAATATATTATTTAATAATATTCAAAAAATCTTGTTCTGAAATAAGCTTGCAGCCTAATTTTCTAGCAGATACTGCTTTAGTAGATTGACTGTTGGGATCACTAATTACTAATATGTTTAGCCCTTTTGTAACCGAACTCTTCACAGTAGCACCTGCATCAGTTGCCATTTTTTCTAAAACTGGTCGTTTATTTTCCATAGCCCCAGTAAATGCAATAGAAATATTAGAAAGCGGTCCAACTACTCTTCCTTTAATTTTAACTCCATTTTTTAGCAACTGATCAATCAAGTCTTTATTTCTTTGTAAACCAATTCTTAAAGAAGCTGCTTTAGAAGGTCCAACTCCATTAATTTTTTCAAAATCTTCTGCAGTGGATTGAAAAAAACCTTTTAAATCATTATACCCAGCCTGCATAATTGCTTTAATAGTGCTAGCTCCAATCATTTGGATAGATAAAGCGCCAAGAAATACCTCTAATGGTACTTCAGCGTTAGCCCACAATGATGCATGGCAATTTGTCGCTGATTTTTTACCCATTCGATCGATTTGAGAAAGATCATCAATAGACAATAAATATAAATCAGCCACAGTCTTTACTTTCCCAGACTCTACTAATTTAGTAATTAGTCCATCACCCCATTCTAAAATATTTAACTCTTTAATCCAATTACGAACTCTCCCAGATACTTGGGCTGGACAATCCATAATATTAGGACACTGTAAATATTCTCCGTTTTCTACTGTTTTAGTATTGCATTCTGGACAAGTGTCAGGCGGAAAATATACTGTTCCAGTAGATTGAGACACTTCTCGTACATAAGGAATAACATCATTGCTACGACAAACTAATACCTTTGCCCCTACATCAATTCCTAAAGCAGCTATATTAGAATAATTATGCAAACTAGCCTTTTCTACATCTGCCCCCATTAAATGTACTTTAGGGCTAAATACCGCTACTGGCGTAATCCTACCCGAATTACCAACTTGGTTGATAATCTGGGTAATACAAGCCTCACGAGCAATAGAATCAAACTTAATAGCAATAGAGCCCTTAGGGCGATTGTTGACTACTCCAAAAGAATCTAATTTAACTAAGTCATTTTGATGAGCCACTAATCCATCTATGTCATATGG